CGACGCTGTGGCCGATGCCACCTACGAGGCGCGAGACCTGCTCTGGGAGCGGCGCGAGCCGTCGCTCGAGTCACGAAGCCTGAAGGCGGTCTAGGTGCCGAACGCCGGGGAGGTCACCGTCTACTTCCTGATGGCCTGCGTGTTCTGCGTCGTGGGCGTCATGACGTTCGTCGTCTGCGCCTGGCTTCTGGACTTCGTGCTGTGACGCTCTACCTTCAAGACGCAGACTTCACGCTCTACCAGGGCGACGCGCTCGAGATCCTGCGCGAGCTTCCCTCCGAGTCGTGCGATTGCGTCGTGACCTCGCCCCCGTATTGGGGGCTGCGCGATTACGGCACGGGCGAATGGGAGGGTGGCGATGAGGGGTGCGACCACACGCGGCAATCCGCGGCCTCGCGCGAGTCATCGACGCTGGTTGGCTCAACGACAACGCAGGGCGGAACTTACGCATGGGGTGCTGAGTGCGGACGCTGCGGTGCTCGCCGCTCAGACCGCCAGCTCGGCCTTGAGCCGACCCCCGAGGAGTACATCGCCAAGATGACCGAAGTGTTCCGCGAGGTGCGGCGGGTGCTGGCGGCGCACGGGACGTGCTGGTTGAACATGGGAGATTCGTACGCTGCCGCGCGGGCGTATCAAGTGCGCGACAAGCACACCGAAGTCGGCAACAACATGGCTTCCGAAGTGCCTCCCGGCCTCAAGCCCAAAGATCTCTGTGGCATCCCCTGGCGGCTGGCTTTCGCGCTGCAAGCGGACGGCTGGTATCTGCGCTCGGACATCGTGTGGTCGAAGCCCAACCCGATGCCGGAATCGGTGACAGACAGGCCGACGAAAGCGCATGAGTACATCTTTTTGCTGACGAAGCAGCCAACGTACTTTTTTGATCAGGAGGCGGTGCGAGAGGACGCAACGTGGGACCGTTGGTCATCGAAGCAGGCGACGCCAAAACACACGGCGAACGGGAACGACCGCTATGCAGCTTTTGGCCGAGAGTGGACGGAGGACGAGCTAGCGCGATACCGCTCTGGCGGCCGCAACATCCGCTCAGTCTGGGAGATCGCCACGGAGCCCTTCCCCGAGGCGCACTTCGCCACCTTCCCGCAGGTGCTTGTGGAGCGCTGTCTCAAGGCTGGCTGCCCCGAGCAGGTGTGCGGGGAGTGTGGGAAGCCGAGAGAGCGAGTGTTGGAGCGCACGCCTGCCGTTGTGATGTCGCCATCCAGTCAGTACGGGCACGGGGCGGGCCGCAACGACGGCGGCCGGTCTGAGCTGGTAGGGGCATCAGCCGAGACAGTTGGACTTACCGACTGCGGCCACGCCGCCTACCGCCCCGGCATCGTCCTAGACCCCTTTCTCGGCTCGGGCACGACGGCCTACGTCGCCCGCCGTCTCGGCCGTCGTTGTGTCGGCCTTGAGTTGAACGAGGACTACTGCAAGATGATCGCGAAACGGACGCAGCAGTTGAGCCTGCTCGGAGCCGTCACATGACGGACGAGGTGCTCGACCAGGTGGGCATGGAGCTCGAGCCCGTCCAGGCCGCGCCGGTCACGCTGTGGCAGACAGACGACCCAGCCGAGGTCATCCGCAAGGCGACAGAGGCGGCGACGGCGCTGGCCGATGTCGTGCGCCGCAAGCCTCGCAAGGGCCAGGAGGCGATGGTGCTGGACATCGCCGGCCGGGAGTTCGTGCGCGTCGAGGGCTGGACGCTTCTGGGATCGATGGTGGGCGTGTTCGCGTTCGTGGAGTGGACGCGCGAGATGGACAACGGCTGGGAGGCACGGGTGGTGGCTCGCACGCGAGACGGCGCCGTCGTCGGCGCCGGTGAGTCCGAGTGCCTTCGCTCCGAGCGGCTATGGGCGACGCGCGACGACTTTGCGTTGCGCGCGATGGCGCAGACGCGCGCTACGTCCCGTGCTCTGCGCCAGCCGCTCGGCTTCGTGATGAAGCTGGCCGGCTTCGAGCCGGTGGCGGCAGAGGAGATGGACTCGCCTGACGAGAAGCCGTCACGGCCGTCATTCGAGAAGCCGACCGATGCCGACAAGAAGCGCTTGGCGAAGCTCGTTGAGCGGCTCGTGGAAGGCAAGTACATGACGACGGAGCAGTTCGAGAAGGCCGCCAAGACGATCACGCCCTGGCCCGGCTGCCTGGACGAGCTCGATGCGGCCGTCGTGCAAGACCTGCTGAAGCGGCTGGGGAACTTCGAGAAGAACGTGAAGGAGGTGGAGAGTGGCTAAGCCCGCCAAGGACGAGGACTACGTCTCCGAGGAGGAGGCTCGGGACGGCGAGCCGGTCAATCCCTACCTGGGGATAGGGCCCCTCACCGAGGGCGAGGTGTCGGCTGTCGAACGACCCAGGACGAGGCCTGTGGCAACGAACGAGCAGACAGCCCTCGACATCGTTTCGGAAATAACGCAGGGCAACATCGCCCGCGGGGCAGGTCGGCCGGTCAAGGGCTACTACCTGGCCGATCGCACGAGGGTGCCTGCCGCCACGACGCTGGCCGCCTGGGCAGGAGACAAGAACGGCTTGATCAACTGGGCCAAGCGGGTGTGGTACGACGGCGGCGCCGCCGGCATCCCCTTCGATGCGGTGTACACGCCGGAGGCCGACATCGGCACGCTCGTCCACTCGAAGATCGAGGCCGAGATTCACGGTCTCGCGCATCCCAAGATCGCGGCCGAGTTCCGTAAGCCGGTGAACGCGGCCTATGAGGCCTGGGCCGACTGGATGCTGAACTCGCAGATCCAGGTGGTCGCCACCGAGCTGCCGCTCGTGTCTGAGCAGTACCGCTTCGGGGGCACGCTCGATGCCGTCTTGCGAGACCGGCGTGGGCGACTGGCGATCGGGGACTGGAAAAGCTCGAAGGCGGTGTACGGGGAGTTCCTTCGGCAAGTGGCGGCCTACGGGATTCTCTGGAATGAGCACCACCCTGAGGAGACGATCTCGGGTGGCTTTCACGTCGTGCGCTTCTCGAAGGAGCACGGGGATCTCGAGCACCGGCACTTCCCCGAGCTCGATGATGCGCGGCGGCTGTTCCTGATGCTGCGGGAGGCCTATGACCTGGCGCAGCAGGTGGACAAGCGGGCGAAGTGACGAGAAGAGAGGAGAAGAAGTGAAGCGCAAGGCTAAGTGGCGGACGAGGCTGCGCCACGAGATCGAGGAAGAGTCGAAGAAGACCAGGGCGAGCATCATCCGCGCCAGAGAGCTCGCTCTACGCAAGAAGCATGTCGTGGCCGATGAGCATGGCGTTCCTCGCGAACAGCCACTCACGCTGAGTGAAGAGCTGGCGCTGGCCGGCTATGCGCTGACGCACCTGCAGGAGGCCGAGAACCACTTCGGCCAGATGAGGACACTGCTGACGCGCTACCGCGAGCGGCTGGAACACGAGCACGAGGTCGAGCTCGCCCACGGGCCCGAACTCATTGCGGTCGACTTCAACGTGAAGAAGGTGAAGCCGAAGCGGCCGCCGCGGGGACAGATGCATGAGGCCATTCACGCGGCATACGAGCGCGACGTCCTCGAGTTCGGTAAGTCGCAGAGTCCCTGGAGCCGAAACCTTGCCTACCAGCGCGTTGGCAAGGAACTCGGACTTTCGAGCAGCACGATTCGACGCTACCTACGTCAGGAGGTTACGACATGACAGCAGTTGAGGAGGCAGTTAGCCCGATGGTTGATGAGCCGCTGGCCGGATTTGCTCTGGATCGAGTTGTTGAGGCCGCCAAGCGGATGGAGCAGCACGAGGAGGTCGACCGCTGGGAGTTCGCCGACGACGTCCGCGATGCGGTGGACGAGCAGGCTATCGGTCAAAACGGTTTTGACCGATCAGCACGTGACCGTGCTGGCCGAGGCTCTGCTGACACCGGCTTCAACGTCGCCATCGACAGGGTTAACTCCCGGCTCTACGACGAGGGGATCATCTCGGTGGGCCGGCAGTCCATCGTCGGCGCATACACGACCGCGAAGGCCTGGAGTCCCGAGGATCGCGTAGAGGGCGCTACCTACTGGGCACATCACGAGCTACGCGGCAGGGATTACGACGGGCGCCGCTCGAAGGTTCTGCGGCGACTGGTTGCTCAGAACCAGCGCGGACGTGTCGGGCCGAAGGAAGTGCGCCTGTGGAAGTCCTCTCAGCGTACAGAGCCCATGACTCCGTTTCTCGATCAGGTGGAGAAAGCGGTGCGCGGCGCGCTGCTCAGAAAGGGTGCTCCCTGGAACACGATGGCAGAGGGTGACCGGGACGCGATCGCTCGGATGATGAGGGATATCGGTGGCGAAGTGGCCCGAGGCGAGTTCGGTATTGGCGCATGATGGACTACGCGTCACTCACAGCCGATGAGCTGGTGGAGCACCTCATCGACGAGAATGGCCTGGCCGCCTTTCTGGATATCCAGCAGAAGGGCATCCCCTACGAGCAATGGGACTGGTTCACGATCACTCGTGACCTTCAGGCCTTCTCGCACGGGCTGCTGACATTCTCACCGAGTTTCCTGCACGAACTGTATGAACTGCAGCAGAGTCGCCTGGAGAAAGAACAGGCTGCGTGAGGTCTCCGCGATGTCGTATCTCTCAGTCGCGAACTTCTGGAAGTACCAGAACGCCGACATCTGGTCGAAGGCCAAGACGCACCCGCCCTGGTTCAAGCACTACGTCCACCGAGACCGCGAGCTCGACCAGCTAGACCCGATGGCGAGGCTGCTGTTTTACGAACTTTTGGGCGCCGCAACGCGCCACAGAAACGTCCTTTTCAGTGACCCTAAGTGGCTGCTAACGGAGACCTTACTCGATGCTAACGACATCGCTAAGCATCTGCCGGTACTGCTCAAAGGCGGATGGATAAAGGAAACGCGGCGACCTGTCCGTTCGCGAAAGCGTTCGCGAATCATTCGCGAATCATTCTCCCTCGCGCGCGCGCATGCGCGTGAAGACGAAGATAAAGAAGAAGAAGTACCCCTTACCCCTCCAGAGGAGGGGGACGAGTCGCTACGCGACAAGGGCTGGAACCCGCGAGCGCGCGGCACCAACCCGCGCGCCAAGGCAAAGCGCGAGAAGCACCGCGAAGGCCTGCGCAGGTTCGTCTGCCAGTACTGGGACGAGTACCCAGACAAGTCCGTGCTCATGGACGAGCTGCGAGACCGCGGTGCCGAGACAGGCGAGGCCGGCGAGCTGATCGAGCAAGAGAAGCGTCGACGGGGAGCGCCGTGATAGTCGTCCAGCATGGAGGCCTTCTGGTTCAGCCTGTTCGTGGCAGCGGCCGTTTGCCTGGTGGTCGTCTGGCTGATGTCGAGGTGAGCGGTGGCTGAGCGGTTGACGGCGATGGAGTCAGAGCTTGTCGATCGCATTGACGAACTGACATTGAAACTTGACGCCGCTGAGCAGAAAGTGGATCGGCTGCGGGAGGCGCTGGTCGAACTGCGAGAACTCGACGCGTTCTATTCGATGCCGGAGATTGGCGAGCCGGGGTTTGCGTTCAGACAGAAGGTTCGCGCCCTCCACTCCGCCCTCCACGAACAGCGGAAGGGGGAGGATGGCTAAAGGCTCTCACCAGACGCTTCCCTCCTGGGCGCCTCGAGACTGCGCCGTCTGCGGAAAGCGCGTGCTCAGCCGCAAGGGCTTCTGGCTGTGGCGAGAGCCCGAGCAGTGGGGCGTGTCGCTCCATCACGACTGCGTCAGGCGCTGGATGACGAGGCAGGTCGAGGGCGACGAGTCGGATCAGCTGCTCTTGGAGATGGAGTGCTGAATGGCCGGCTTGACGCTTGCAGACGCGGCGAGGATGATGCGGGAGTCCGTGAAGGACAAGAGCTACCGGGCGTTCCCTCTCGGCCAGGACGCCGGTCACTACATGCGCTTCAAGCGCAAGCGGCTCACGCAGAGTTCCTACCGTGACTACGAGAGTTGTCTCGACAAGATCGCCAGGTTCTTCTGCGACCTCGAGCTCGGCGACTTCGAGCCGCCTGTGGGCACTGAGCGGCTGGAGGAGTTTCTCGATGCGCAGTGGGGCGCTCAGGCGCCGAGGACGTACAACAAGAACCTCTCGATCCTCCACGACTTCTTCAAGTGGGCGGTGCTGCGGGGAAAGCTCCATGGCGATCCGACGCTGCCGATCCAGCCAGCCCGTACTCGAGCAGTCCACCGGGAGACGTTCTCGGACGATCATCGGCGAGCCCTGCTCGCATCGAATCCCGATCTGCGCGATCGCCTTGCGCTGAGGCTGCTGCTCGACTACGGCATCCGCAAGGGCGCACTGCAGGCCGTGCAGTATCGGCACTTCGACCATCAACGCCGGCAGTTGACGATCTTCACGAAGGGCGAGCAGGTACGCGTGCTACCGATCCCACAGGCTGCGTTCTGGCTCGACCTCGAGCGCCTGATCCTGGAGACGGGGGCACAGGCAAATCATCACCTGATGCATCGCACGCGGAAGATCTGGCGCGGCTATGAGCCGGACGGATCATCACGCTTCGACGTCGTCGTCTACCCCGATCAACCACTCGGAAAGCACGGCCTCCATGACTGGTGGTATCGCTGCCTCGAATGTGCCGGGATAGTCGTGCCGGGTACGAGGAGCGGCGAACGGATGCACAAGGCCCGCCACACAGCCGGCCAGCGCGTGCTCGACAAGACCGGGAACATCAAGGCCGTACAGAAGCTCCTCGGCCATGCGTCGATCCAGACGACGGCGGACATCTACCTCGACTGGGATATCGACGCCCTCGCCGAGACGATGCGAGAGGTGGTCGACGAGTGATCTCTGAAAGCGCCGGGTTCCCTACCGAATCCGCTATTTGCAGGAACTATGGAGGCGGGGGGATTCGAACCCCCGTAACGTTCCCTACCGATGGCCCTTGATCGGTGACGGGGCTGGGCGCAGAGGAGCGGGTGGTCGAGCTGCTGCGCACGCTGACCGAGGCGCGCATCGCCTACAGCTACGAGTCGACGGGTGACGGTGTGCGGCTCATGCCGTCGATGTACTCGGAAGGTTCCTATGCTGAGCTCGAGTCCAGGCTCAGGGATCTGAGGGAATCTCGAAGGCGCCAATTGTGGTGGCACATCTCGCAGCGCTACCGCTTCGGTGTCGAGCGCCTGATCGTCTGCCCTGTGGTCAGGCGCAGGGCGGGGCCAGAGTTCGTGTTGCCTGCGCACTGCGAGCTCGTGGCCGGCGGCCCGGCGATCGGAGCACGGGCTGCCTACTGCCGGGTCTATCGCTGGCGAGCAGAGGTCGACCTGGCACTGGTGGCCCAGGGTGTCAGCGTGTTGACCCGGTCGATGTTCGGTGGTGAGAGCCAGCGCATCGTGCTGCCACAGGTTGTGCTGCGGCGGGTGCTGGGTATGCCGGAGCCTGAGGCTGCCGCGGCTTGACGCTGGGCTGGTGTGCGCTTACCATCCGCCGCGAGAGCAGGACTGGTGCGCTTTCATGACGGCCATCACTGCCTGAGTTCTCGGCCAAGCCGTCGCTCCATCTGACAACAGAGGAGGTAGCTATGACCACTGTGCATGAGCAGCCCGAGCCTGAGCCCGAGGGCGAGGAGCCGGAGCCGGAAGGCGAGGAAGAGGGCGAGTAGTGAAGCCTCGGTACTGCGACACCAGGTGGCGACGGATACGCCCCTTCGTTCTTCAACGAGACAGGCATCGGTGCTACTGGTGCAAGGGCAAGGCGGATACCGTCGACCATCTGGTCTCACCTCGAGAAGGTGGAGCACAGTTCGATCCGGCCAATCTCGTCGCGGCATGCAGGGCATGCAACTCGAGCCGAGGTGCTCACCTTCTGAGAGCGATGGAGCAACGCGTTTTTTTTGGAGCGGCGCGCCATGGCTCACCCGCCCTCACGAATGGCCCCAACTCTCAACAGTTCGGTCGTGATCGAGTCGTAACCGGCGCGATTCGCGTCTAGGCCCGTGGCAACGCAGGTCTTTGCCCCGAAACACGCGGGGCTCCAACGCACCGGCCCCAAGGCGCAGGTGCGGCACTTCGACCTGCCTCCGTGGCACGGGTGGCGCTGGACGTCGGAGCACCAGCGCATCATCCGCTGGATCGAGAAGACGTTGATCATCCCGGTGGGCCGGGGCCAGGGCTACGCGTTCAAGTTGGCACCCTTCCAGAAGGCGCTGCTCAAGGATCTCGTCGCCTCGCTGGCGACGTTCATCTCCATCCCCGTCGGCAACGGCAAGACGCGACTGATGGCGGCAGTCGGTCTCGAGCGGCTATGCCGCGGCGACCACTACGTCGAGGTGGACGTCCTGGCCACGAACGAGAAGCAGGCCCGGCGGCTGGTCGATGCCTGCATCGAGTTCATCGAGGCCTCGCCCGAACTGAACATGCTCGTCGACCAGCACCTGATCGAGTTCTACAAGGGCGACGGCATTCTCGAGTACAAGCCGACAGGCTCGAGGCTGACCGCCTATCCGGCGAAGCTCTCGGCCATCCAGGGACTGAACTCGACGTTGGCGCTGATCGACGAGATCGGCATGGTGCCGCCCGAGCTCGTCACCTCCATGCTGGCCCGGCTGGGAAAGCGCGAGCAGCAGCGTGTCGTCGGCTTTGGCACGCCGGGCTTTCGGCCCGACAACATGCTCGAGACGCTGCGGGTGATGGCGCACGAGGAGCGATTGCCCGCCGGCGTGAAGTTCGTCGAGTACGTGGGCGAGGCTGGCTGCGATCTCATGGACGAGCAGCAGTGGCGCCGGGCCAACCCGGCTATCGCGGCCGGCTTCCTCGGACTCGATGAGATGCGTGTGAAGCTCGCGCTGATGGCAGAGCGCGGCCAGGAGTCCGAGGCTCGCGCCTACCACCTGGGCCAGCCGATCGAGGGCACTGCGCTGTGGCTTCCCTACCAGGTCTGGGCCGAGTGCATGCAGTCGGATCCGCCGCGAGACCAGACGCCGGTCGTGCTCGGTGTCTGGGGTAACTACCACCGCCGGGTAGCCGTCGTCGGCTGCACGCTGGACGGCTCGGTGTTCTTCGGCTGGGAGGCAGAGCGCGCCACAGACGAGGAGCTCGAGCGGGTGCTCGTCTCGGCGATGGATCAGTACGACGTACGCGAGATTGTCCACAAGCCGCACGTGCGGCTCAGCCTCATGGGCCGTCTCGCCGACAACGGGCTACCGGCCGTTCCCTGGCCGGCGGCCGGCAAGCTGACCGACGTCGAGACCGACTCGACGGCGGCGCTCTACCAGACGATCGTGGAAGGGCGCTTGGGCCACGACCACCACCCGATCCTGACCGAGCAGGTCTCGAGGCTGACGGCGCAGGTCGATCGCCGCGGCAACCCGCGGCTCGTGGAATCGTCGGATGCCGATGTGGCGGCGGCGCTGGCCATGCGTGCCGCCTGGTGGCGAGCTCGCTGCCTGGCCGAGGAAGACACCGGAGAGGAGCTGACCATTTACTGATGGGATGGAGACCGTGGCGCCGTGAGGTCGTCATGCGCCAGGAGGAGGAAGAAGACTCACCCTTCTCGGATGCCTTCCAGACACAGATCGACAGCTTCTGGGCAGAGCTGGCCGGCACGTCCGTCTACTTCTCGCCGACGCTCATCGAGCGCGTCTGGGTGGCCAACCGCTGCATCCAGATGAACGCGCAGCAGATCGCCTCCATGCCGCTACGCCATCACGGCGCCTCCGATGAGCCTGCCTGGGTGGCCAACCCCGATCCCGTCTGGTACCCGAACGGGATCGGCGACGCCGTCTTCAGTTGCATCTGGTCGCTCTACGGCTACGGCGACGCCTTCGTCTACATCACCTCCCGCTACGCGAACGGCTTTGCCCGCGGCTGGACGGTGCTCGACCCGGCGCCGATGTCGGTGGAGGTCAAGCGCGGCAAGCGGGTCTACAAGACGGGCTCCACGCCGCTGGACGAGGACAACATGATCCAGATCTCCCGCGACCCGCGGCCGGGATCGGTCAGGGGAACGTCGGCGCTCAAGTCCTTCGCCGGCGCTGCCTACGGCCTGATGGCCGCCTCCGACCTGGGCCGGGTGATGATGGCGGAGGGCGCCGTGCCCAACGCCGTCCTGAAGTCGAACCGCAAGCTGACGGCAGAGCAGGCAGAGGCGCTGCAGACGCAGTGGATCAACCGCACGGCCGTCCGCCGCGGCGCTCCTGCGGTGCTGCCGCCGGACATCGACTTCCAGCTCCTCTCCTTCTCGCCCTCCGATCTCTTGCTGCTCGATGCCCAGGAGTTCAACTCGCGCATCATCGCCGCCGCCTTCGGCGTGCCGGCGATGTTCCTGAATCTCGCCATCGAGGGCGGGCTCACCTACCAGTCGGCCTCCATGGCCGGCGAGCACTGGTGGCGCTTCGAGCTCAGGCCGATGGCGAACTTCCTGGCCAAGGCGCTGTCGTCTCAGATCCTGCCTCGCGACTCCTGGGTCGAGTTCGACGCCCGGCAGACGATCGCGCCCACCTACAAGGAGTTCGTCGACTCGCTGACGCAGATGTACGAGAAGGGCCTGCTGCAACTGGAGGAGGTGCGCGCGCTCTTGCTCGGCATCCATCCCTCCGATCCCGATCCCGTCTCCGAGTTCCTGGTGCCTCCCTCGGCAGGGGCATCACCGTCACAGCAACCGTCGAGCGTTGTCCAGCTTCGACCGACACAGGCAGGTAGCCCATGAGCGAGATCATCAAGCGGCAGGTAGTTGCCGAGCTGCACCCGCTAGGCGACGGGCGAACGCTCGAGCTGCGTGTCGTTCCCTACGGCGTCGTGGCCCGTGTCTCCGACGACGGCGGGCAGACGCACTACGACGAGGTCTGGATGCCCGGTGTCTTCGAGCGCCAGACGAAGGCGCCCAACCGCGTCGACGTGCTGATGAACTTCGAGCACCGCCAGGGGATCGGCGACGTCGTCGGCCGCGGTACGGAGTTGCGCGAGACGGCAGACGGCCTCGAGGGCACGTTCCGCATGCTGAACCACTCCGATGCCGACAAGGCGCTGGAGCTCGTGAACGAGAAGGTGCTGACCGGCGTGTCGCTGGAGGCCGAGGTGAAGAAGACCGTGCGCGAGGACGGCCTCGTCAAGCGCGTCAAGGCGACCCTTCGCAACATTGCGCTGACCCGCGTGCCGGCATATCCAGGGGCGACGGTGCTGGCCGTTCGCGAGCAGACGCCGGAGACAGAAGACATGCCGCAGTCCGAGGAGGGCGAAGAGGCGGACGTTCCCGAGACGGAGCCACTGCCGCAGCCGGGAACGCACGAGCCTGCGCGCTCTGCCGAGGTGGACGAGTTGCTCGAGCGCGTCGGCTACGAGCCGCTGGTCGTGCGCGCCGTCACCCGCAAGCCCTGGTCGGGCGCCGCCTCCAAGTACCCGGACACGAGCGCCTACTGCAAGGCGAGCTTGATCGACGACAACCCGGCCGGCGAGGAGAAGACGCAGGCCCGCTGTCACCTTCCCGTCTACGAGCCGAACGGCGACCTGAACGCGAACGCGCTGTCGGCGGCCGCCGGCAGGCTCAACCAGACGCAGTCACCGCAGAAGGCGGCCGCGGCGCGCAAGCTCATCCGCCTGTACGGCGTGGCGGGCATGGAGCCGCCTCCCGGCTTGCGGGCAGCCGCCGGACGCTAGTACGCTAGAGACAGCGCACCCCGCCGAGCACCCCGTCTCGCGGACGGCACCCTCGAGCGGCACCCGCTGAGAGTTCAACACCGACCTCAGTAGGAGGTGCCTGAATGGCACAGCACGGAGTGACGAAGATGCGCATGGAGCGCCTGGCCGACGAGCGCGAGCGGACGTCGGAGAAGTTGACCGACCTGCTGGCGCTCGCCGAGGAGGAGAAGCGCGAGCTCAACGAGTTCGAGCGCGAGCAGGCGACGAAGTACCGCTCGCAGATCGCCTCGCACGAGGAGGAGATCGTGCTGCTGGCGACGGACATCGAGCAGGCCGAGTCGAGCCGCGACGTGTCCAAGCTCGTGCGGCCGGACTCGGCCGACAACGGGGAGGCCAAGAAGCGGATCAGCGTCTCCCAAGACGGCCCGGTCGTCTACCGCAACTACGCGGAGTACGCCCGCGACGAGCTGGTCGTGCGCTTTCCGCAGATCGCAGAGCAGGCGGCGGGTGTCCACGGCAACCCGCGAGACATCCGCGAGGCGGCGCAGGAGCGGATCCAGCGAGCGCTGGAGCACACGCTGACCTCGGACATCGCGGGCCTCTTGCCGCCGCAGCACATCGCACAGATCATGGACATCGTCGACTCGAAGAGGCCTGTCGTCTCCTCGGCGCGCAAGTTGCCGCTGGAGCGAGGGTCGCTGACCTACCCCAAGATCTCGGGCAGGCCGGCCGTCGAGCTGCAGCCCTCGGAGAAGTCAGAGGGCGGCACGGTGGACATGAACGTCGACCTGGTGACGATGACCGCCGCCACCTACATCGGTGGAGGAAATCTGTCGTGGCAGGTCATAAATTGGAGTTCACCTGACGCGCTGCAGTTGTGGTTCGACCTCGCTGCCGAGGCCTACGCCCGGCAGACGGAAGAGGTCTCCTGCGACGCGATCGAGGACGCGGCCATCGGGACGCTGGGCACGGCCACGCGCCTCGGCACCGCGGGCACGGAGTCTTTCGCCCAGTGGCGCACGGCCATCATCGGCGCGCTGGGATCCATCTACTCGACGACCGCGGGCAGGGCGCAGTCGGACACGCTCTACCTGTCGGCCGACCGCTTCTTCCAACTGGCCGGCCTCGGCACCGACCAGACGCTGCAGATCTCGGCCGTCGGCAATCTCGACGTCGGCTCCATGACCGGCACCTACGCCGGGCTCAAGGTCGTCGGCTCCTACGGCTTCGACACGAGCGTGGCGATCATCGGGGACGCTGATGCGTTCCTTGTCGGCGAGACGGCCGGCGCGCCCGTGCAGATGCGGGTGGTCGAGCCCTCGATCGGCGGCATGGAGGTGGGCGTGATCGGCGCCTTTGCCGCCAAGGTGTTCGACACCGACCGCTTCCTGAAGCTGTCGACGCACGCCTAGTTCCACCAGCCGGGGGGCGGGGCTACTCCGATCGTCCCGCCCCCCTGCCTCGATCGGAGGGATTCATGGAAGTGACGATGACGGGGCCGTTCGTCTCCGAGGAGCTGGCCGCCTTCAAGTTGGAGATGCGCTTGCAGCAGTCCTACATCGAGCAACTGCACGCGCTCCTGCGTGAGCACGGCATCGCGCTGCCGCCGGAGGACTCGCGCCTGGGGGCATCGGGCGCCGAGCACCTCGAGCAGTGCAAGGCGGTCGTTAGTGCGGCGTATGAGCTCGTGGCCGAGCTCGAGCGCCTCAGGGCGATGATCGGCTCGGGGCACGAGCTGTACCTGTGACGCACCCGCCGGGCGCCGTCATCTTCGCCGGCGGCGAGTTCCTGCGTTACTCGGGCTTCATGTTCAGCCTGTTCAACACCGAGCTGCCGCCGGGCTGCCAGATCACGATGAAGCAGTCGGTGTCCATCGTCGAGAACCTCAACGAGTGCCTGCGCAAGATGAACCCGGAGTCGGAGTGGGCCTGGGTGCAATCTGACGACCACATGTGGGAGCGCGATGCGCTGATGCGGCTGCTCGATCACGAGCTCGACGTCGTCTGTCCCTTGATCCTGCAGCGCTCCCCGCCCTTCTCGCCGGTCATCTTCAAGGAGCGAAACGCGGAGGGCTACCTGCCCTACGAGCTGTCGGAGATCGGCCAGGAGCCGTTTCCGGTTCATGCCGCAGGCTCGGCAGGCATGCTGATTCGCCGCCATGTGCTGGAGGCGATCGGCGATCCCTGGTTCTCCTATGCCGAGGGCCAGTTCCTGAACGAGGACTTGGCGCTGTGCGGCAAGATCCGCCAGGCGGGCTACGACATCTGGTGCGACCCCACGGTGTGCATGGGCCACCGCTCGACGTTCACGGTCTGGCCCGTCTACTCCGATGACAAGGGCTTCGAGATCGGCACGCACATGGGCGTGTTCAAGAACGGGACGCCGCTGCAACTGACGATCCAGCCACGAACACGACAGGAGGTTCCGTAAATGACCACAGGCATGTCCTCGGCGATCGCCAACTCGATCCTCGACGCCTACGCGCGCTCGGTGGCCTGGTCGGAGCCGGCCGAGCTGTGGGTGAAGTTGCACACCGGCGACCCCGGCGCCGCCGGCACCTCGAACGCCGCCGCCAACACGACGCGACAGGAGGGCACGTTCTCGGCCGCCTCGGCCGGTGCCATCACAACCTCGGCCGACTGCACCTGGACGAGTGTGTCGACGACCGAGACCTACTCGCACGTCTCCTTCTGGGACGCCTCGACCTCGGGCACGTTCTTGGGCTCGGATGCGCTCGAGACCTCGCGCGGCGTGACGGCGGGAGACAATTTTACAATCGCCACAGGAGATTTGGATCTGAGCGTCACCCCAATCGCGGCTTAGAAACACAAATGTGTTACCATGCTCGGCATGGCTAACACATCGTTTGACTCAGAGATCGTGGAGCGGTGGTGGAGTGGCGAAAGTGCCCCGTCCATCGCACGTGATCTAGGTATCGGGAGTACCAGCGCCTACAGGGCGCTGAAGCGTCAGGGCATCCGCCCTTCGCGTGAGAAGCGTGCGCCGAAAGTCGATCATCGCCGGAAGCACACTCGCGAGCAAGAGGCAGAGATCATCCGTCGCTACGAGGATGGTGAAGCGATGACGGCGATCGCGCGGGAGTTCGGTTGCCACACCGCGACGGTGAAGAACGTCGTAGCGCGCAACGGAGGTGAAGTTCGCAAGGTCGGAGGGCCTCCCCGGAAGTGGGCTGACGAGGAGAAGGAAGCGATCCGTGCTCGGTATCTGGCGGGCGCTACGCGCGAGGAGCTATGCCAGGAGTACCGCACGAGCACGAAGCAGATGAAGTACATCCTCAGATCGTTGAGTCATGGGAAGGCACGACGCGCGGGTGTTCGTCTCGCTGCTGGATACCTCGGCACCTACATCTCGCCAGACGATCCATTTGCTGAGATGCGTTCCGCTGGCGGCTACGTCATGGAACATCGTCTCGTCATGGCCCGCCATCTCGGTCGTCCACTGAAGAAGCATGAAACCGTCCACCATCTGAACGGAGACAGGCATGACAACCGCATCGAAAACCTCCAACTCCGTTCGGGGCCACACGGCAAGCATCAGCACTACCGCTGCCGCACCTGCGGTTCAACAGACGTGGAGGCCCTCGACCTCTAGGGCCGCCTAGTGGCCACGTACTACGTTCGCGGAGACGGCTCCAACTCGAACGCCGGCACGGGCTCGGGCACGGGCCAGGCCTGGCAGACGATCGGCAAGGCGCTAGGGGCCTCCGGCATCGCCTCGGGTGACACGGTCTACATCGCGCCCGGCACCTACCGCGAGCTCGTCACCGTCGCCATGACCTCGGCCGTGGCCGAGACCTTCGTGCTGGGCGATCCGTCTGCCTCGCAGTTCTCCGACGTGACGCCGGGCGAC